GTCTCGTCCAAGTTGGTGAGTGGTTTTCTCTCATGAATCTGCTTACCAGCAAGACTAACAGCAAGACTTTGGAAGATCAAATGCGTAATATCTTCCGTCTTGCTAACTCCTTCCGTTGGAATTCTTACACTCGCTACCCCACTCCCTATGGAATGAGTCTCTCTAGCACTCCTCTGAATGAAACCATGGTTGCCCTTCATCAGATTCTTCCTAAGTTTCAGAAGGAGCACAAACTCCAGAAAGTCCAGTGTGTTGTCTTGACTGACGGTGAAGCAGCAATGCCTAAGTATCATCGTGAAGTGCAGCGTCGCTTTGAGGATGAGCCTTTCCTTGGGACCTGTCACATTGGTCCTAATGCTTATCTGCGCGACCGTAAGACTGGTATCACCTACTCTCTTGATTGTGAGTGGTATGAATTCACTGATGTCCTTCTCCGCAACCTCCGCGATAACTTCAAGGATATCAACTTCATTGGTATTCGTGTGCTTGAGTCCCGTGATGCTGGTAGTTTCATCCGCCGCTACTGTGGATACCTGAGTGCAGAGACTGATAAGACCATGACTATTTGGAAGAAGCAGCGTGCCTTCTCTCTCAAGAATTCTGGGTATCATACTTACTTCGGTCTATCTGCCAATGCACTCTCTCAGGATGCTGACTTTGAGGTTGCTGAGGATGCTACTAAAACTCAAATCAAATCTGCATTTGCCAAGAGTTTGAAGTCCAAGAAGATGAATAAAAAAATTCTTGGAGAGTTTGTAGAACTTGTTGCCTGATAAATACCTAAAAGTAATCATTAGAAACAATGTCTAGATTCGGAGAATTATTGGGAGGTAAGAAGGCGGCACCAGCACCAGCTCCTGCACCTGCTCCCGAACCAGTAGTAGAAGTAACTCCTGAGCCTGTAGTTGAGGAAGTTGTAGAGTCAGTAAGGGCAAGAGACGAAAATGGTCATTTCATTGCTGACGATCCCAGCACTCCTGAGAATGAGGCATGGGTTGGTGGCGAAGCACCGACAAGAAGAAAGAGAAAGTTGAGAAGGTCCAAGTAGGACAATTTCCAAACCGTCCACTGGGGGTCTTCGGACCCCCTTTTTTCTTGTATAATAACTTCAGTTGAAACAAACCACTCAATGACCATCTCCGCCGACTACATCCGCACTTCTCTCCAAGCAGTGTATGGAGAGTCTGTGACTGCCGCCGACATTCGTGCCTGGTGTGCTATGAATGGGTCCAACTACCAGACCATCACCAACAAACTGAATGCTTTCAAGACTGGTCGTGGTAAGTGGAATCTGACTATTCAAGAAGCACGAGAGCAACTTGAGGAAACTGTGAAGGCACCTGCTGCTATTCCTGCTGTTGAGCAAAACCTTATTCCTGAGAAAGATGATACCTTCGTCAAGTTTGGTAACTTTGGTGATATTCGGAAAATTATTGAGTCCCGTCTTTTCTATCCTACTTTCATCACTGGACTTTCTGGTAACGGCAAAACGTTTGGTGTGGAGCAAGCTTGTGCTCAACTGAAGCGTGAGTTGATTCGTGTAAACATTACGATTGAGACTGATGAAGATGACCTTATTGGCGGTTTTCGCCTTGTGGATGGCAACACTGCTTGGCATAATGGACCTGTCATTGAAGCACTCCAACGAGGAGCAGTCCTGCTACTCGATGAAATTGACCTTGCTTCTAACAAAATCCTCTGTCTCCAATCCATCCTTGAAGGTAAGGGTGTGTTTCTGAAGAAGATTGGTAAGTGGGTCAAGCCTGCTGCTGGTTTCAATGTCATCGCCACTGCTAACACTAAGGGTAAGGGTTCTGATGATGGTCGATTCATCGGCACTAATGTTTTGAATGAAGCATTCCTTGAGCGTTTCCCTGTGACCTTTGAGCAAGAATATCCAACTCCTAAGACTGAGCAAAAGATTCTTGAGGGTGTTGCATTGGACCTTCAGGTAGAAGATCGTGACTTCTGCAAACGACTGGTTGACTGGGCAGACATCATCCGCAAGACCTTCTATGACGGCGGTATTGAGGAAATCGTCAGCACCCGCCGTCTAGTCCACATTATCCGTGCTTATAGCATCTTCCAAGACAAGGCAAAGGCAATTCAAGTTTGCGTCAATCGTTTCGATGACGAAACCAAACAGTCCTTCCTAGAACTCTATGATAAGGTAGATGCTGACTTCCAACTTCCTACTGAAGAAGTTGACCCTCCCAATACTTTCTGATATAATTGGGGGAGGTAAAAATCTGCCTCCCCTTATGAGTGATACAAATTTTACTTTTAATATGACTAATATGATTCCAAGCTCTCCAGCAACCCCTTGGAAGTATAATGAAGAAGAAATCGTGAAAGAGCTTCTTGAATACATCCGTGGCACTTATACCCAGCACTATTCTGCTGGTGACCAAAAGATTCAAACTCTTGACCTGATTGAAGCGTGTGGCGATGGTGAGGCATTCTGTCGCAGTAATATTCTCAAGTATGCCTCTCGTTATGATAAGAAAGGCACTGCCCGTCGTGATATCATGAAGATTCTGCATTATGCAGTGCTTCTTATGAATTTCAACGACAAAAACGCCGTCCGTGAAACCTACAACCAATGAAACTCCAAGAAAAGACTATGAAACTCTCTGACAATACCCTGACTATCCTGAAGAACTTTGCGGGTATCAACAACTCTATTCTTGTGAAGGAAGGCAATAAACTCCGCACCATCTCTGTTGCCAAGAATATTCTTGCAGAAGCAGATATCAAAGAAGAGTTTCCCCGTGACTTTGCCATCTATGACCTTAACCAGTTTCTGAATGGTCTGAGTCTTCACAGTGACCCTGACCTTGATTTTAAAGAAGATTCTTATCTGAGTATCAAGGAAGGTAAGCGTCGTGTGAAGTATTTCTTCGCTGACCCCAATGTTATCATTGCTCCTCCTGAGAAAGAAATCAACCTGCCTTCTCAAGATGTTTGCTTCCAACTGGATAGTGCATCTCTGGAGAAACTGGTGAAGGCAGCAGCAGTGTATCAACTGCCTGACTTGTCTGCTGTTGGTGAAGCGGGTGTTATCAAACTGGTTGTTCGTGATAAGAAGAACGATACTTCTAATGAATATGCCATTGTAGTTGGTGAGACTGACCAAGAGTTTACTTTCAACTTCAAGGTAGAAAACATCAAGATTATTCCTGGTGCCTATGATGTTGTAGTCTCTTCCAAACTGCTCTCCCAGTTTACCAACACACGTTACAACCTCACTTACTATATCGCACTGGAACCCGATTCCACCTTCGGTTGATGAGACACATCCTCTTTACCCTTAAGGGTTGTCCTTTTGGACTTTTAGATGATGAGGCACATATTCGCAATGTCCTTGTGAATGCTGCCACTCTTGCAGAGAGCACACTCCTTGGAGTTCAGTCTCACAAGTTTGACCCCCAGGGAGTCACTGCTGTTGCTCTGCTTGCTGAGTCCCACATCAGCATTCACACTTGGCCAGAGAATGGTATGGCAGTCTGCGATGTGTTTACTTGTGGAGACCACACAAACCCAAGGTCTGCTGCAACTTATATGTATGAGGCACTTGGTGCCACTGATATTGTTTCTAAACAATTTGTGAGACCACTAGAATGAAAAACTGGGACCAACTATTTGGCAATTTGCCAGATGAAGAAAAAAATAAAATCGCACTACTCAGAGTTATTGAATGTAGCAATGGTGTGGTCCAATATATGTTTAGAGACCAAGACCCAGATGCTCTGTCTATTGAAGAAACCAGAGATGCAATGAAGTTTTCTATGGGATGTATGAAAACTATGAGTATTCCTCTCAAGAGTCATACAGTTACATTCGCAGAAGAAACGGCTTCTGTTATGAAAGAAGTTCGTGAGTTGTATATTAGTGGTTTTAAAAATGGTAACCAAGAAGACATGGAGGAATTTCTTAGGGCATCAAAGGCAAACTTAAATGCTGTAGGTCAAAAAAGAATTCTAGAGGCAAGAAAAATTGTCTTTGATGAGGTTGACGATATCCCTCCCTGTGCGTTAGACTGGGGTCTCGGATACATCTTCAGTCTCGTTGGTTGGTATCGATGAATATCTTTGTCACAGATCCGTTCCCTGCCGAAAGTGCTATTTGCCTTCCTGACAAGCATATTGTCAAGATGCCGCTTGAGTGCTGCCAAATGCTTAGCATTATTGCTTCTCCCTGGTATCATGATTATGGGACTCTTCCCAAACAAGACGGCACTGCCTATAAGACAGAAAAGGGGGCATTCAGAAACCATCCATGCACCAAATGGGCGGCGGAAACGGTGGATAATGCCTACTGGCTCATCAAGTGGGGATTGAACTTGTGTCAAGAGTATACTTTACGATATAATAAACAACACTCCTGTGAAGGGACACTGACTCATGCTTACTACCTTTTCCCCAAAGGTAGACTTGATGAAGTAACTCCTTTCGCACGAGCAATGCCTGAGGAATACAAGTTTGATACTAGTATTTCCACCTTTGACGCATACAAGATGTATATCGCATCCAAACCTTGGGTAAAGGACAACTATCTCCGTATGCCCCAACGTAAACCAGAATGGGTATGAAACTGATTGATAAAAAGGACTCTCGGTATTTTACTGAGACATCCAAAGAACCATACATTCGTCACCGATATAAGGTGGTGGATGCTCATGGTAAATTTGTAATTTTTGACAACTGGGAAGAAACCCAGGTAATGTGGTGGAATACTCCTCCACAGTTTTTATCTCACATTGAGGTTTTAGATAATGAGTAACTTTATTTGGGTTGAGAAATATCGCCCAAAGACTATTGAAGAATGTATCCTCCCAGAAGCAACTAAAAAAACCTTTCAGGAGTTTCTAAATAAGGGCGAGATTCCTAATATGCTTCTTGCTGGTCCGCCAGGTATTGGTAAGACCACAGTTGCCAAGGCTCTCTGTAATGAACTTGGAGCAGATGTTTATGTCATCAACGGATCCGACGAAGGTAGATTCCTTGATACTGTCCGAAACAATGCGAAAAACTTCGCTTCGACCGTCTCACTTACGGCAGATGCTAAACACAAAGTCATCATCATTGATGAGGCAGATAACACATCCAACGACGTACAACTCCTCCTACGGGCGTTTATTGAGGAGTTTGCTGGTAACTGCCGATTCATCTTCACCTGCAACTACAAAAACAAAATCCTTGAGCCCCTCCACTCCCGATGTGCAGTCATTGACTTCTCCATCAAAGGAAAGGAGAAGCAGCAGATTGCAGCACAATTCTTCAAGCGACTTCAAGAAATCTTGGTTGCAGAAGGTGTTGAATCTGATAACAAGGTCCTGGTAGAACTTGTTAATAAGCACTTCCCCGACTGGCGTCGTGTTCTTAATGAGTGTCAGCGTTACTCTGTAAGTGGAAAGATTGATGCTGGTATTCTTGCTACTTTCTCCGATGTTGCCGTAAATGAACTTGTTAAAAACCTTAAGGAAAAGAACTTCCCAGAAGTTCGAAAGTGGGTCGTGTCAAACATGGATAATGACACTACTGTCCTTATGCGTCGTATCTACGATGCTTGTTATAACTCCTTGGAAAACAATAGTGTTCCTGCTGCTGTGCTTGTGCTTGCTAAGTATCAGTATCAGTCGGCATTCGTAGCAGACCAAGAAATAAATATGCTTGCTTGTCTAACTGAACTTATGGTGGAGTGCAATTTCCGATGAATGTAAAACTAATTCGTATGTGGTCTGGTGAAGATGTCATAGCAGACCTTAAAGATAATCTGACCGATATCATTGTTATTGAAAATCCTATTGTTGCTATTCCTGCAGGTAATGGTCAAATGGGATTTGCACCTTGGTCTCCTCTTCTAAAAGGAAAAAATGAGGAACTGGAAGTAAATAAAAAGTATGTTGTTTATATTTCGGAACCACAAGAACAGATTGTGGAAGAGTATAATAATATGTTTTCTGTTCTAAAAACACCTAGTAAAAAGTTGGTACTCTGATTATGAATAACACTGAATACTTTGCTCTGGACCTTGAGAAGTTTAAGGAAAACCCAGAAGAAAACCTGCTTACAATTCTTGAAGCACTTGAAATGTCTTTCTCCGAAAAGGCAGTCAACTTTGGTAAACTGAAACCAATGTTGGATATGAGTAAACCGCTTACTTATAACTAATTATGAAAAACAAAAAAACTAAAAGGTTGGCACAAATGAAATCATCTCACTATTATATCTTCTGGGGTATTTGCACCGTTGCCGTTGTATTGGGTCAACTTTATGTCGGTGCTGGATATCGTGTTATGGCAGAGAGTGTAAATAGACTTACTAATAGTTTTGTAGAGGTGCTTGATGGGTCTACTGAATATCGATAAAACCAAACTGGTAGAACCAAGAGTGAAGACTACTCCTGAGAATGTGCAAGAAGCAAATGAAGCATTGTTTCGTGCTAAAATGACTTTACCTGCTGCCGCAAAACATTGTGGTATGACCAAGAAGGAAATGAAAATGACCTTCCTTGAATATTTGAAGTATCATCCTAAAGATTATGAAGTCCCTGAAGTCTCTGAAAACACCTTTACGCTACCCAGGCGGTAAGTCTAAAGCAATTAAAACTCTTTCTCAGTGGTATCCAAAAGTAATCACTGAGTATCGTGAGCCATTTATTGGTGGTGGATCTATTGCTATTGACGTGGCAAAACAGAATCCAGATATTCCTGTCTGGATTAATGACCTATATGTCCCACTGTATAATTTCTGGACTCAACTGCGTGATAGAGGTCAAGACCTCTCTGATAGTGTAAGAGAGCAGAAACAAAAGATGCTTGAGAGTGGCACTCAAGATGAAAAGGATAAGTTTGCTAAAGACTTATTCAATCAGTATGCTAGTGAAATTGATACTTATGATAATTTTCAGAAAGCAGTTGCTTTCTTTATTATGAATAAGTGCAGTTATTCTGGTCTTACGGAGAATAGCACTTTTTCACGCACTGCTGCTAACTCTAATTTCTCTTTGGTTGGTGCAGATAAACTTGCTCAGTTTTCTGAATTGATTAGGAATTGGAAGATTACCAATATTGATTATTCTGAAGTAATGAATGCCGATGGTCCTGAAAATACATTTGTATTTCTTGACCCTCCTTATGACATTAAAGATTTTCTTTATGGTAAGAATCGTGAGATGCATAAATCATTTGACCACGATGATTTTGCCGAGAATGTTTATAAGTGTCCCCACAATTTCATGATTACTTATAACGTTAACGATCGTTTGCTTGAATTGTATAAGGACTATCACCTTGAGTATTGGAAATTGCGATACTCTATGGTGCACCGTGGAGATAAGAATACTCAGGACAATGTAAAGACTGAGCTTCTTGTTACAAATTACTCACTCACTCCACCCACACCATTGGAAGCAGAATTATGGAATTGAAGGACTGGTTAAACTCGATCAATCAGACGAAACAGAATCTGATTGATGAAGACCCTTCACTTGAGAAGGAATATCCTCCCTATATCATCAACCGTTGTTTCTCTGGACACCTTGATGCTGTAATGTTTGCGAATGAATTAAATCAGTATCATTTCCTCCCTAAAAAGTTGCAATATGATTTTTATCTAAATAGTCTGAGGAAAAAGAAGAGATTTTCTCCCTGGCTCCGACAAGATAAAATCAAAGACCTTGATTATGTCAAACGTTATT